CCCGGAAACGCGGAGGGATCTACCTGACCGTTTGCCAGTGACTTGTGAAGGTCATCAGCAAACGTAGGTAAGGTTATCGTAAGAAACGATAACCCCTCGTGTTCGTACCTATTCTTGATTGTTTTAAGATCAAGAAGGGTGCTTGTGTGACATCTTATGCTCACGTCAGTGAGCATATGCTGTAGGAACAACATCAGGCTTTTCATATCTCCCTTTCTTGGTGAGATAATCCGTAGCCAGATGCGTTTGCAGATCTGGTTTGGAAATAGCCGGCGGGAGAGCTTTAGCTCTCGCCCCCAAGCCACTTCGTGAGGTTAGCACCGGACGAGGCGTTCCAGTAAGTAATGAACGCCTGTACAATGTCCTTCTTCTCTGCGATCGAGAAGCCCACTGCGGGCTCCTCGGCATTGAAGAAGAACCTGAAGGTCTTCGACACGTTCACGCTCGCGTTGAGCGGATCGGCCGAGATCTTCGTCACGGAAAGCTCCGCGGTTCGCTTCGTCTTTCCCAGCGAGTTCTTCGCAGGGATATGATTAATGCGAACCTGGATCGTTCCGTCGTCCTTGGTATAGCTACCACCGTGCTCGGTCGTCCCCGTCTTGGGGAGAGACTGAGCAACGGTAGCTACGGTGACAACAACGGGATCTGCGAGTGCCATCTGGCATCATTCCTTACAGTAGGTTAAAGCCCGCTTTTGGCAGACTTACTTAAGACCCTTGGAAAGCCCAAGAGCTAGAAGAATGGCCCATTGTCCTTCAGTAAAGGACTCAGGATTAAGGCCGAACCCGAAGGGTGACGCTTTAACTCGCGTTTTACTATGCGAGGTAAGGGTAACTGTAAAGGGGTTAGAGCACGGTACCCAGGACGAAGTCCCGGTTCTGCGCCAAACTCCACGAGGGAAATGGATCTCCTTGCGGATTTCCTGCTCCCTCATAAGATACCCATATTTCATCACAACGCCATCTGACCCAGCGCTAATATTGGCAAGAACATCACCAAAATTAACGAAGTAGTCAGCTAGCCAAGTCCACGGTTGCAGGTTCCAAAGAACCTCCGGGTCGAGACGAGTACCTAACAGGGTATTCGCTTCGTTCTCGATTCCGGCGAGATATGTGTCCAGCCACTGGAGCTCAGAGGAGTAAATTCTGAAGGCCCCAGTGAAGTAACTTTTGGTCACTGTTCTGGTAATCTCAACAGGTGTAACGACACTCGCACGCGTGCTCAAAAACGACAGGCCCCCGTAGGGACCTGGCGCGTCGAGCTCGTATGCGCTTGAACTGATGGGCTTAGAAAGCCCTTCAGTAGTGTCGATTACGTCATCAAACTGGTAGCGGCGACGGATTGGACGCCCTACGTTCTGCGCGTACTGGAAAACCAGTTGACGCGTATACAGAGCGTACTCAGCCAGGTTCTGGATATCCCTTTGCAGGGGTCCCCAGCCAAACTGAGCGTTCAAGTACTCATTGCCCGACTCTCGAAAGAGATCGCGCAATGAGCTTGCACGGGTTATCATCGAGCCCATCATCTTCGGGATTCCTCCCAAAGACCTGAGCTCTCCGATGGTAGATGCCAAATCCATAATCGGCTTATTTGGTCGAACAGCGTTAATAGCTGATCCTCCAAGGCCAAACATCAACTGAGTTTCATCCGAGACGGCTTGCGCCGTCCTGAATGGATTGGCAGAGTTAAACCCTGCCAGAAAGGCGGGACCTGACGCACCGACCCTGTAAGGGGACGATGCATAGGTACCGTCTACAAGAAGACTAGTGAGATTGCTCTCGATAGTATTCTTCTCAGTTGCGAAGCCCGCTCCCCAGTCCTGGTTCTTAGCCCACTTAATCCATGCCTTGTTTTGCAAATGCGGCTTCTGTTGAAGCTCGTACTGCAAATAAGGCCACAGGGTATCTGTCGAGCGCGTCGTCTGACGCGTATGGACATACTTTGCTGATTTGGATACGGGTGGCAATCCCCAGGAATAGAAACCAGATGAAACGACGGACTCGAAGCGGGTCCGCGTTCCATTTGTATCTGATGACATCAGGGACTTCCTTCCTACAGAATGGTTTAGGTGCTGTTAAACGCACCGTGCCATGTACACAAGTGCACACCCAGCTTCATGGGAATCGAGGTTAGGCCACAAACGTGCTCAGGGTGGTATTTCACTTGTTGCCTACTTTGGGCCGAAACCCAAAGGTCAAAGGCTCCCACCTATGCTACGCAGAGTATGCTCGTGACCAATAAAAACCTGCAGTGAAGGTCCACGGGGTCTTTCCG